ACCAATAGATCTAACTCTATTTGCAATATTAGTAGAAGGAGATCCGATATTAGTATTCTCAACTACAAAATAATCACCAGTTTGGATACCAGGTCTTGTGACTGCGGATTGAATATCTGGATGAGTTGTTATATCAAATATTAATTGATCCTGACCCCCAGTTGTTACTGCTTCAATTCCAGTAATTTTTCCATAATCTCCACCATAGGATACACTACCAATTCTTTCTATAGATCCAGTATCTAAAGCAGTAGTTCCCAATCCTACTATTGATATATTATTCAAGTTACCAGTTATGCTATCATACGTTGTAAATGTAGGATAGGTGTTTCTAACATATATCTTTGTATCTGTTTTTTCTACAGATTTAATAATATGTGTACTTGGATAAATTTGTGGTTCTAATTCTACTCGACTCTTTGATACTTTTACACCGTCAATTATCCTATCTGTTGTTTGCTTCTCCCACATTAAAGGTCTATCAAAATCATTTATAGATGTAAGTATACCAACTCCTGTATATGTTTGAGTTTCTACTGAATCGGATGAAATTAATTCGTAAACTATTCTTTCATCTTGTTCTAAAGAAGAATTACCATTAACTGGATTAGTCCATTTTTGCAATTTTAATACATCACCTTCCTTAACTGTTGGATCGATATTAACTCCAAGGAAATCAATATTTGATGCAACATATAAGTAAATTCTTAACTTACTATCCTTTTTAGGTGGTTCATTAAAGGTTATCTTAGTACCTCTAGTGAATTTGTAATCTTTAACTGGTTGTTGTAAAACATCGTTAATGAAAATTAGGAGATTATTTGCAAGAACTATTCCCGAACCATCTCTTTCATTAACACTATAATACTCTTTATTAGTAACCGTTCTGGTTATCAAGAAAGTCCTTCTAAATCCATTAAAATACTTACTAAAGTCATCAAGCTCTAAAAGATGTCCAAATGTTCTTCCAGAAAACTTATCTTGATGTCTATTTACTACAGTTATTTTGAATGGAGAAGTTGTTATTCCTGCAGTATATGGAACTTCTACCAATTCTAATTCATCATTTATTGAATAACCAATACCAGGATTTGAGAGACTATATGATATTGCACTTCCTCCAGTACCAACTAAAACATCCATAGTTGCACCAGAACCAGATCCTCCACCAAGTGGAACATTTTTCCAAGGTTCTGGTTCATCAATTGTTATTATTGGTGGATAAGTACTATTATATCCAGTTCCTCCATCATCTACCGTTATTCCTGTAACAGTACCAGTAATATCAACAGTTGCAGTAAATTTTGCTCCTATTCCAGCACCTCTACCAACATTAATTGCTATAGTATCATCAGTTTTTGCAGTGATAGCAGTTGCAATTCCAGAAACAGGGTCGGTACCTGATCTTGGATATGTCTTATTTGATCTATATCCATCTCTAGAACACTGGAAGGTTAAAGTATCATTTGCAATAGTAACCTTATTACTGGTTGTTAAACCATGTGCAGGGATAGTTAGAATCAATTCCCCTGTAGTAGAATTGTAAGTAGCATAAGTTGGTGTCCTTGTTCCTGATGCTCCATTACTTGCGGTAATGGAATTTGCTGCAGCACTGACAAATTTATGCTCAAAATGATAGTTTGTTATTGCAATTCCAACTCTAGGTGCAGATAGGTATCCACTTCCATTAGTTACGATACCAATAGATTCTATTGTTCCACCAGCACCAACTACTGCATTCGCAACAGCAGCAAATCTTGGTGCAAGTCCAACTCCAGGATTAACACTAAACTCATTAATTATACCACCCTTTGGAAGATACTTCTTATCTGCAGAATATCCTTGAGTACCAACATAAGTACCTGTAAAGGTAATTGAATTTCCTATTCCAGCAGTATTAACTTTATAATCAGAACTATAGTCATTTGAAGCACCTAATCCATGTTCAGGATCTTGGAATATATTATTAATTAATATCATTCCATATTCAGTTTTCATTCCAACTACTTCTGTTCCATTCTGCTTTATAATAAATTCTCTAGTTTCTCCATCGAATGACTCTGAGATATCATCAAAAATATAATTTTTAGTATAATCCTTTCTATAATATGCTCTACCAGTAAAGGTAGATTCTTCATATGGTGCTTCTAAGAAATGTATAATTCCATTCTCTATTCTATATTCACCAGAAACTGCTGTTATCGCAGCACCTATAGTGTGTGCTGCACCAGTGGTTCCCATAAAACCTCTATCCACAAATAGTATATTTGTGGAACCTATACCAACACCTGTAATTTTTAATAATTCATTTTCTATCTTAAGTAACTTGCCACCAGAAACTTCAGAAACATCATCTAAGAATATAGCAGTTGTTCCAATTCCAACATCTGTTGACAATCCAAGAGTTATTTGCTTGTTAAATGATATTGGACTTTGAATCATATTGTCAATACTTATTAATGTTCTATTTGTAGATACACTTTCAGTAACAGCAAATGTATGAGTATTTCCAGTACCAACAGTAGTAATAGTTAAAGCAGTACCTGCAATTGCATTTGCTGCAGTAGATGCCAATTTAAATCTATTTCTATCTCTATCTGCATCAGTTCCAGGATTAATAGCAAAAACTCTAGAAGGTAGATTCATATTTCCACCAGAACCATTGTCAACTTGTATTGATGTTGATCCGTGTGGAGAATATATTAATTCTTCAGCAGTATTAAATTCATGATCCTCAATAGTAATTGTATCTGTAGTTAAATTAACTCCATCTGATGGGATCACTGTTTTATAGAACAATCTATCTGTACTGACACCTGTTGGTTCAACACCTTGTTTATCGACAGTATATAAAGTAAATGTTGATAATCCTACTGTTTGTCCACCAATTGATGGAGTATTTACAAGAACGGTAAATGTATCATTATCAATCTTAGTAACCTTTAAAATTCCATTATTGAATGTACTATTAGAAGTTGAAGCAGGATCAGTTGATCTTGGATACTTATGTTCTGATTCGAAGTTATCTCGATCACAAGTAAATGTTAATGAATTATTTCTTAAGGATATTTCATCATTAGTATTCAATCCATGAGCACTAGAAGTAGTAAGTGTTAATACTCCTGTGGATGGATTATATGAAGTTCCAGCAGTAGTAACTCCCAGGTTACCTCCACCAATTACAGCAATAGCACCAGTACTATTGAATAATTCATCTCTAACAAATTGATGAACTCCTGTAAAAGTATTATTAACTCCAGTAAATTTTTTACTAATATCATCAATCAGTAATACTTTATTGCTTCTAGATTCACTATAATCTGTTATTATCTTTGATCCGAAGGTAATTATTTTTGAAAAATCGGGATCCTCAGTATTCTCAGTTGCCATGTCATAATTATATCTTTCATGAACAGATGCTTCACTATCAACTTTAACATTAAGAATTAGATCAGCAGGAACAGAACTCATTCCTACTTGTGCAACAGGATCATTTATAATCTCAAGATTACTAAATGGTTTATATCCAGAAATATGTGCTAAACTTCCAATTGGTTCTTTCCAATTTTCATAGGCAACTTCACCTTTTATCGCATATGAAAATCTTTGATAATAATCATTATCATGAATCCTTTGCATATGATCATTCAACTTACCTTTACTTGTTTCCCAATCAACTGATCTAGAAATAAGACTATCAACCTTTAAATCAAAATCAAATATGTAATTATCCTGAACAATAGATTTTTCGTTAGTTATAGATCCAACTATTTTTTCACCATTAATAAATTCTCCAACTACATTTTTTAATTTCAATAATTGTGAATTATCATTCCATCCATCTGCAACTACAACTCCTGTAGCACCAGAATTAATTTGAGTTATAACCTCACCTTCCGAGAATGATACCTTCTTCAATTTTGCTTCGAATTTAGCTAAATCATCAACATTAACTACTCTACCAAAAACGTTATCGGGGTCAAATGTTCCACCATTAGTACCAAGTCCAACAATAGAATATGTTAATGTTCCATTACCAAAAACACCTCCAGTAGTATTAATACCACCATTATCTTTTATAGTAAAGTATTGATTATTATAATCACTAGAATTATATCCATCAGCAGTAGTTGTTGCTCCTCCAAGAACTTTTACACCCTCTACATAAATTTCATCTAACTCAGTAAATGGAAATTCATTATTTGGCCAACCATTTATTGGAGCAGCTAACTCTAATATAAGTTCTTTAGTATTTAAATTGGTTGTAGCATTTATAATACCAACACCATTAGAATTTACGGTTGATATCATTTCAATATTTTTAGATAAACCACTATCATTTGTTATAACATCTACTTCACTAACAGCATTACCCAAGATAGTGCTATTTGTCTGAATTATAGTATTACCAATAGCTACTACCTGTGGTGAAGTAGTATAATTTTTACCTCCAGTAGTAATTCCAATAGAGTCTAAAGTATAAATATCCTGTAATTTTAAAACAACATAAGAATCTGCTTTTGGAACTAAAGTATTATCTGTTGGAAATTCAAACCCCTGGTCCAATATATTAGTTGCTAAAATTTCACCTATATCATCAGATTGTTCCACAAATATAGCTTTAGATCCTGTTGTACTTGCAACAGAAACTACTTTTGGTAATATAGTAGTGCTGTCTATATTAATTGTATTAATTGAATATATTGGACCAGTATCATTATTGGAATCGGTATAATAAAATGCACTAGAAATATCATCTGATGAATATGAAGTAGTTTCTGCTGCACCCACCAAATTTAGTGTTAATGTTGTATTTCCAACACCAGTTATTCTATGATTTTTATTAAATTTGGAATTTAATGCAATTATCTTAGAAGTAATATGTTCCTTTGGATCTTCTATAAGACTTAGATTACCTTCAACTCTATAATATACTCCAGATAAAAATTCATCAGTAACATTAATTTTTATTTTAGTACCTGCATCACCATCTCCATTGACACCATACTTTTGAATTAATTCTGTATCATAAGGAGCTATGAAATCCTCATTGTGATAAAAATTAATATCATAATCAATCAAACTAACATCAGAAGTATCCAATTCTAATGTATTTCCTTTATATACATCTATAGTTAAATTTACACTTGCTAATTGATGATTACCACTACCAACACTATTAAATTTAATATTATTGTATGGATATGCTTTTGCATCATATAATGAAGAAGCTAATTTAATTGTATTATCTGAAGTTTTAATTACATAATAAATCCTATCAGGAGCCAATCCACTTGGAGCACTACCTGCAGTAGTAAATATAACAGAATCTCCAGTCTTATACTTATGATCTGTTAATCCTCTAAATGAAGAATTGGATGTTAAGACATCTGTAGAAGGAATAGTTACTGGATCTAAAACTAAGTCATTTATTGCACTCTCATACTTTAAAACATGAGATTCTATTCTATTTGGAGTAACATTTAAGTTGATATTATCACCAACCAATAATGAATGTGAGGTAGAAAGACCAATAGTTGCATCGATTTTATTAGCAAGTCCATATAGATTATCAACTACAGTTTCAATTCTATGATTTTTTCCAACCACGGATACGTAATATAATCTTGACCCATTTAATGAACTGGATATACCTATAAAATCATCACTAAGTTTAATAGCATATAATTGTACTCCAATATCAGATAGATTTCCTTCTGCACTTAAATTACCACTACCATCAATATCAGTATCTACAGAATACATTACTGTACTACCAGATCCAACAGAATATGAAATCTTATCATTCGTTTTAAATTTATGTCCTGGTAAATATATTCCACCACCTGGAACAGATTTTTTTATGACACTACTTCCCGCATAACCAACTTCAACATCAACTACGGTACTTCCTATACCAACAGCTGATTCAGCATCAAAATTATATTTTGAAGAAAATTCTAAATTATTATTGAGAATTTTATTGTTATCAAGAGTAAATGTAAATTTTTGTGGGAGTTTAGTTACTACTAATCCTGCATTGTGAGCAATTCCAGTTGCACCAGCTCCATCATTAACTCTAGCAACTCTATAACGATTATTGAAATGATCCTTATTAAGAATCTTCATTTGTTCATTATTAATCTTAATTATATCATCAACTTCAAATTTATCAGATATTGTAGTTTCTGCTAATTGAATGAAAGTGGTTATTCCTGTTGTAAGAGTATTAGCAATTCCCACAGAAAGTGTTGTTACTGTAGTTGTAACACCTATAGGATAAGAACCATTAACAAAGGTATATAATGAATTATCACTACCAACTCCATCAATAATAACAACTTCACTATCTAATAAATTATGTGGTACTGTACTGAATGCTTCTACATTTTTACCTTTAATTGAAAAGGTTAAGTTACTTATTGAAGTTGTAGATGTTTCTATCGAATTTACATCTTTACCTAAAATTTCTCTTACTGAACCATTAACTACAGTAGTATCACTATAAGATATAGTGTCGCCAACATTATAATTCTCTCCACCATTAGATGCAAAAGTAGTTGTCAATCCTGAACTCTTTACGGCATCTATAGATACTTTGACATTTGAACCAATCTGATCACTTAAAAATGGATATTCCTTATTTGCTTCATTTAATCCTAAAAATGTAACATTTCTTCTATATTTTCCATTATTAATAGATTTATCTGATTGATCAATAAATGAATCATAGTTAAATTCATCTGTTTGATTATTATGTTGATAAGTAACATATGGGAAAGTCGGATTTCCTTCTAAAGTGTGGTAATATGCATAAATTCCATTTGGATAATCATCATTTATTTCAAATCTTCCATTATATTCATCTAAATCACCTTGACCTTCAACATATTGATAATCATCAATAAAAAATCCACTCTGATAAGATGATGGTCTAAGTCCAGTATTTGTCTCTGCATTTTTGATATAACTAGATATCATTCTTCTTATACCGCCAAAATTACCTGCTGCATCAGGAGTTGCATTTACAAATCCATATGGCCCATAAATCGGATTTCCATCGTAAGCCCAACCAAGTACAGGTGAATGTATTAAATCTTCAATTTTCTCTACATTGGTTTCTAACTCTATATTATCATTAGAATTTTTACGAAGTTGTTTATTTGGATAGAATGATGCTAATTTATTTCCTTTATCTATTATTTCTGATGGTAGTTGTATAGTATCTTTATTCGAATTTATTGCATCTATTTTATAATCCAATTTATTGGAATATCTTTCCACATTATTAACTTTCCATTCATGAATATATGGTTCAAATGCTGCAGGATTGGAAGATTCTCCTGTTGGAACGACATTTACAGTTGTTGACTCCTGGTCATAACGACCTCCTCCATTGAGAACATCAACAGAAGTTATAACACCATCTACTATATTTGGTTTTAATTGGGCAAAAAGACCTTTACCAACTACTTCTAATGTAGGAGGACTAGTATAATTGGTACCACCTACACTAACAAAAGCATCACTTATCCTTCCAGAACCATCTACTATAACACCAATATTGGCACCTATTCCAGTTTTTAATGAAATATCTGGTTTTCTTATACTATTAAGTATACTAGATACACCAAAACCAACTCCACCAGATTTAATAAACAAATTGGAAATTTGACCTCTAATTACTGGATCACCTTTAGCGTAATAGTAATCGGGAATGTGTGATGAACTTATACCAATAGCACCTACACCTTCAATTGATACCTTAATATCTGGATAATTAAACGTATGAGTACCACTACCAATACTTGTAAGATCTACAAATATATTCTTATCATAATCAATTGTTGTTCTTCCAAATGTTGTTACTTCTTTAATTGATACATTACTAATAACAGTATCATCATTATTACTAATAGAAGAATATAGGTTTACATTGTTTGTATTACTAAGATTATTTTCATTTTGTCTCCACAAAGCAATTAATTTGTCTCCTACCCGTTCAGTATAAACATCAACTAAGCCATGACCATTACCTTGCGTATATGCAGCGTCATGATGATTAATAATACCAAATCCAGTAGTAGTAGTAAACGTTGCCGTTGTTCCACCCATTACATCAGCAGTTAATACATACCATCTACCTTCTATAAAAGGAGTTAATGCTGTACTTTGAAGATATCCAGCAGCACTACCATTATGAGTAGCTTTACCACCTGAAATAGACCAACCAGTTCCTTGAGACCATCCAGTAGTACCAGAGAAATCACCATTACTAACCAATTCTGGATTATCATTAAATTTGGTAATATTACGTCCCAATTCGTTAGTAGATAACTTTAATATGTGATTATCATACACACCATCAATCGTTGATGCATCTGCTAATTTAAATTTATTATCATCAACAACACTTACAAAATATTCCGACTTTGGTATTAACCCACCAATAATACTATTGGATGCAGAATATTTTACAATATCACCTTCTTTAAAATTATGCCTTTCTGCATATATGTAATCATAGTAAGTATTAATACCAACAAATGTAGTTGATAATTCTGCTCTTGTTTCTGGTGGATATTTTCTAGCATCAACCTCAACTTTGTTATTTGCAAAGGAATGGCCTTTAGTATGAATAACAATTCTATCAATAATTTTTCTCTTACGATTGGATGTTATTGTATGAGTTCCAGAACCATCATCAAAAAATTCAATTAGTTTTTGTTTTGATAAAGCTCTTTCTTTAGTTGCTGCAAGAGAAAATTCATTATTATTTTGACTAGCAATATAATATGTTCCTCCATTTATCAATGTAGTTGGACTACTATTAGTTACAGCATCACTCCTATCTGCATTAGTACTTCCTACTCCAACTGGAGATCCAGGAGAACTTACAGTATAAATTACTTCCTCACCATCATCAAATCTATGGAAAGTTCCAATTCCAATTTTACCAGGAGTAGAACCACCAGTTACAACAGCAAACTCATTAAATGATTGTGAATGAACAAACTCCCTCATCTTTGCATCACAACTAACACCTTTACCATTTCCACCAGTTACAGTTACTGATGGTGTGCTAGAAAAATCCCATCCTTTAGAAGTAAGTAAAATCTCATTTAAAACACCTTCATTTACATGAACATTACAGTCAACTGATGAACCAGTAGTGTCTGCAATAGATACAGCAGGTGGAGTTACAACATCATAATTTCCTCCCACATTAAGAACATCAATTTTATCAAGTTGACCATAATATACAGAATCATTTGAAATTGGAGAATATATTTCAATACCATCAACACCAACACCTATTGGTCCAATAATTTCTTTACGACTTGTTGCTAATTTTGGATTTTTGGGGATTTTTCTAAAATTATTTTGATTTTTTAAACTACCACCAACATATAAATTGTATGGAGTAATTTTATGCTTAAATGAAGTATTAATTCCACTATGAACTGGGAATAAAGTAAATCCAACATCTGTTTTACTATAATTCCATAAATTATCATCAGTGAATATATTATTGACATTAGTTGCCAATTTTATAGTATCATCATCAACAACATCAACATAATATACACCAGTTTCTATACCAACAGATTCAACTTTATTTAAAATTCCAAAATCATCAATATAACCAAGAACAACACCACTAGATGTCGAAGTAATTCCTGGTCCAATTGGTTGGTCTGCTATAGGTTGATAATAAATCTTTTCACCATTAAGGAATCCATGATTAGAAATGGTAATTCCAGATGCAGTTGTACCAATTCCAGCAGATGTAAATTCTTTCGATCTATTTGATGTCTCTATATTAGAGTATGATGGATATCCAGAAAATGCAACATATGTATTTTTATCAGAATCAACAAATGTATTCTGAATATCACCAATAAGATATCCTAAATTTAGATTATCTGATACCAAATCCTGTTTTCTTTCAAATACATACTGAAAATTTGAATTGGGTGTTGTAAGTAATGTATTAGAAACTCCACTTCCTTTATAACTAAACTTTGTTGGAGATAAAATTTCATCAACTTCAACATTACCATCTATAGTAGTTAATGTTGATGCTTCATCAATAAAAATCTTATCTCCAGATTTAAGATAATGTAGAGCTTTTGTAATAATGCTTTTATTTACGGTATCAATAGAATCAATATCACATCTGAAAATATTATTATAAATCCAACTACTATACTTTAAATCTGTAGTTGAAGTCTTTTCACCGAGATGTTTTAGTGATATAACATCATCTTTACTAAAGAATTTAGTATCTTGATAATTTCCAGTAATATCAGAAATACTACCAACCAATCTCATTTGACATAATTTATTTGGATCATTATCTTCGTAACCAAAAACAAAATTATCATCAATAATTTCTGTATTTTTGTTTAATGTTGTACTTAAACCAACGCAATCAAAAAACTGGTTATAAGATTTTGATCCATATTGTGTATTTACGTACTGTCCATTGGAAGCTTTATATGAAAATGATCCAGTATCACCAAAACCAACAGTAGAGTCTACAGTTACAACTGTACTTGATGGTGATGCTGCAATTACTCTTGTTTTACTATTAATATTAAAATTACCTTTTACTGTGTCTGGAGAGAGGAATAATCTAAAATATCTCTTACTACCTTTTAAAAATACTGTTTCTACCTTTTCTATTGCTCCTTTTGCAGTAGAATTAGTAGAAAATCCAGCTAAAGTTCCTTGATATAGTGTAGAAAATTTTAATTGTGAAGGATCTCCACTAATTGCTTCTACTGTTACCTGTTTTCCACGAATCCATCTGGCATCTGAAGGTGAGATTGTATTATCAAATGGTTTATCAATAATTACGTGCTTTCCAAATAATACTTTGAATAAAATATCTAATGATAAATCTGTTCCTTTGGATGTATAGAAATCTTTTGCTCTAGTTAAAATATTTTCAACAGAAATACCATCAGTAAAAGTTCTATTTTCTAATCCAGGAAGATAGTTTGTTTTAAATTTAATATAAAATTCATTTAGGAAATTGAATCCTAGATTTGTCACAATAGAATCTGTGACGTGTCCCGTAGCAGAAGTCTCACTAAAAGTTAAAAATTGTGGATCATCTGTAGATTTAATTTGAGAAATTCCATCAAATCCACGAATACACCCAACAAATGAGGTATCTGTCTTGCTAGTATATGTAATAATTTCATCATCAATCTTTAAAAGACCGTATTTTTCAGGAAATCCTTTAGTATGATTAACATTAATTAGATTATCATAAGCAAATACTTCACCATTTACTCTAATTTGCTCACTTGGGACAATTGTTCCTGCTGCAGGTATTGTTTGTGCTCTTACCGTCTCCATCTTTGATAGAGTCGATATTTTCTTATTAAATGCAATATTTTCTGCTATATCAGTAGTACCATATTCTCTTTCTTCAAACTCATAATATTGAGTAAGGAATTGCTTGAATAGTGATTCCTCACCAGCAGTAGTGTCGTTCTCAATAAAATCAGGTATTAAACTACCTAAGATATTAGAAATCTTTACTTTATTATCTTTCATTTCTTATCTTGTGTATGTAGTATTGGCAAAACTTGATGGTGGTATATAACTTGTCCCAGATTTATTTAATCCAGAACTAATAACGTCTTCCAAGAGAGTTAACGTACTATTTGCTGTAGTATCTAGCACAATATAAAGGTTCTCTTTTGCGACAATATCATTAGATTCGGGAATAACTTCAATTTCTATTCTATCTGCAAGAAAACTGGAAGATATTGATACTGGATAGATTAAAATTTCACCTCTAGCGTAATCTATAGATCCTGCATTGGTATTAACGTAAGTAATATTATTATCACTATCTATTGTAAAGAATTTGATAGTTCCTTTAGTCGAATCATCTTCATTTGGGAAATCGGTTAAAAAGATATCACCACTAACACCAGTAATACGGAATGCTGATGATTTGATATTAAATCCTTCTTTATCAGCGTGGAATTGGTTTCCATAACATAGTTCATAGTTAGCAAAACCATCATAAACAGGAACTAAGTTCCTTCTCATCTTAATTGTAGTAATATTTGATGTTATTGCACTATCAACTTTATCAATTACATTCAAAAGTTTACTATACTTCAATCTACCACCAAATTGGTTAATATCAGTAGAAGCAGCATATGTATTGATTGCTTTTGTTATATTTGATGCTAATCCAGTTTTAGATGCAGTTTGACCTGGATCATAAGATACTGTTGAGTTGTATTCAACATACAAATAACTTAAATCAACAAATTCTTGCTTAATACCTGCAACTGTGTACTTCTTCAATCCCTGCTTAATTGCATCCTTTGTAACATCAGAGATAAATTCACCAAATTTTGGTTTAATTGTAAGAAAAACTTTACCATACTGAGGTGGAGTAAGTTCTTCTCCTCCATAAGCACTGACAGAATCAATATTGGAGAACAAAGAAGGAATCAAAGCAGTGTAATCGTTTGATGTCACTGCTCTCTGCTGAGACGCATAGACCCTTGGAGCAAGGTATTTGATAGAATCTATGGATTCTATTTCTGCACCGTTCTGAGACGATTGTGTGCTGGTTACAAATGATATACCAGAAGTTATTGGAGTATCAAGATTTCCATATGTTAATTTACCTGCAAAACTGAAACTAGCAGCACCATTACCTTCTAATCCATTTGTCACAATGTATGTTGCATTAATTATTCCTCCATTTGGTGGTTTTTTACCTAATATTCCATCACCAAATAGAAGTTGATACCTTTCATCCTCAATTTCTTGTGTTAAGAATAATCTAGACTCACTATTTACTTGAAATATGTTCTCATATTGACTATATTCTTCAGTAATAGTGTCCTTTATTGAAACACGAATGGTAGAAGTGTCAATATTAGCATTTGGAAGAATATATTTGGCATCTGGTTGATCATTTTGGACTAAAAATGATCTTTCTAGTAAAGATCCTTCATAAATTTCAATATTATTAAAACTTGCTATATTATTTGCGTCTACACTGACCGTAATATCGTCTGGAATTGAGAAAATATAACTTCCATTCGAAATTGTACCTGTTGCAACGATACCTTTACTTAATTTTACAGTAGATGTAACAATATCACCCAAATCTATGCTTAAATTTATCTTCGCAACTGCTGCTTTTTTAGATCTGGGTACATAACCAATGTTTCTGACCAATGAAACTACATTTTCACGTAATGTAGCACTGTCAATAAACGATTCATTGACTGCCATATTGGTATTATAGGCAGTAATGTAGGAATTATACGCTAAAGTATCGATTAAAACGGAAAAGTTAGACCCTTCGAAGTCAAAATCAGTGAAATTGGAGTTAGCTCTCAGATATCCTTTGATCTGAGTGCGTAAATCTTTGAAATCGAGGTTAGTAAACTGATTAAATGACATTATACCCTGGTCGGTTGTAGTAAAAATTCTATATTTTGTGCTGCCACAGGTAATCCAACAATATTATACCTTACACTGATGTATAGACCGTTAGGATCAGTCTCTGTGTCCACTATAACATCGGTTACATTGATCCTTGGTTCAAAGTTTTGCAGTAAAACCTTGATTTCTTCTTCTAATGAACCAGCAATTTCACCATTATTTAACTCAAATAGTGAATCTTCAATAGATGTACCTAATAAATCATTAAAAAACCTATCTGTAAGACGGGTTCTGCATAAATTTATGACAGATTTCTTGATTGCATCCTCATTCTTAAGTACAAGCACATCATTTGTTACTGGATGACGCTTGAAACTAAGACTAATATCTTTAAATGAACGAGAAATTAATGAGGCCATTCAATTTGGTTACACTTACAGTATATCTATAATGGTTTTTCTGGATTTTCGGTGTCTCCCTCGTATTGAGGGGCATCATCGTGAGTAACTTCTTGTAAAATTCTCTTTTTACCAGGATAATCAGTGACTAAATGAGTCGTACCGTGCTGTTCTTTCATAAGATTTGAATCACGATCTGCATATACTATCATTTTAGTTATCTCCATTATAGTAAAAACTATTTATTCCACTAAAAAACCCCCTGTTAAGGGGGTGTGTAGAAGTTATCCTTGTCCTCGTGTACGCTTCTTTGCTGCGTTTCGACTGGTTGCTGCATACTTAGTATGCTTTCCTCTTCCTTGTCTCGTCTTCTTTGGACGTGCTTCGGTCTTATCTTGATTGGCTAATGAGTGCATTGCCATATGTTAAATTCTCCTTTGGATAAACGGCGGGGTTTTTTCGGCGTTTTTTACGCCGATTTTTTTCACATAAGAACTCTATATGATTCGAGTCTTCTCGTGTCCTACTCTGATAACAGGGTTACACCAGATCTCGAAACCTGCTTCGATTGCATCTAGACAGAATGATACATCCTCTCCACACATATCCTGGACTTCTCCAGACTCGAAGACTTGCATCTTAGGAGCAAACCAAGGATAAGGTAGTCCTTCGTGCTCAAACACGCCCTTCTTGATCAATAACCATCCGAAACCTGCATAGTCTACTGTGAATGGTTTCTTACGCTTAGACATCGTTTCGATAGTCTCGTGATTCATAACGCCTCCGTTCTTACGGAAATCGTCTTCCTCCATCCAATGTGCAACGGAAGTAGTCTTCCCATCTTCGGTACAGTACCAACCTGATGCGATGTCTTTATCCATTGCTACAAGACGGAAAAACTTCTCAGAGTCAAAGACGATATCTGAGTCTATCCATAATTGATAGTCGTATTGTAACTTACCATCCCACGGTAGTTGGTTTGGGCCTCTGAGTACATTAGCACCTAAACACTTACAACGTGCGAAGTTGACCATTGAGGAGTAGTCTTGTGATATCTGAATGGCAGCACCACACTTCACTAGATCAAAGCATAACTGTACAAATGCCTTTAAGAAAATATACGAAACCCCTCTACCAGGTAAGCAGAATACAATGGTTTTTCCTCTTACCAATTCTTGTGCTGCTTGTAGATTAAATTCGTCTTCTGATTTCTTCTTAATAGGTGCAGCAGTCTTAACTGTAAATCCTTTTGCCATAATCTCTGGAATACTATAGAACTATTATACCACTTTAATTCAATAATTGCAATGGTGTGATGTATATATCAATAATCTTCTTCTAATCTCTCAATTAAATCCTTGAGGTCTGACTTGAGTGTGGCGTTTGTCAGAAGGTGTTCGTCGTTTTCGATACGATACTGCAACGTCTCCATTAAGGTGTCGATCTCGTACTCGTCTAATAGTAGTTCCATACTTAAATTCTCTCTACACAATTTTATATATTACAAAAAGGTTTTAAGGGGCGTTTTGGCCCTCGGAATTTTTTTATATGGCAATTGGGGTATTGGGGGTTTTTGAATATCCTCGGAATTTTTATAACACTCTCGATCTGGGTTCGTTGTAGGTTAGGGACTTTGGCTTTTTTATAACGGCAACGCCCGAAGGCGTTAACACATAACAACGCAAATATACTGGCTATTGTTATTACATAAGGTCGCTAATCTGTTCTCCGTGGTTATTACATAATACTGCAAATCATAAAAAAGAGGGTGTTAGTCACCCTCGAAGATCTTTAGTGGTTCGTTGTTATCTAAAACTCCGAACATATCATAGAATAGTTTATAACCAGATGCCTCATATTCTTTGAGGATGTAGTCATAAACGTCTGGTGAATAAGTGTTCATAAGTAACAAGAATTGAGAGAGGATTAGAGGATTTAAAATGTTATTAAGCGAATGCTAATTGCTCTTCGTTAAATAACACAATTCCGTCAAAGAATGAGGTCTTTGATTGTCTAAAACTCACGAACCAATTCCAGTTCTTTTGATATACTTTAGCACCATATTTTACTTCATCTAAAATTGCATTTAGTCGTGATTTTGTCGTCACTGTTTGATAACCACAGGAGTCTAATTTGATTGCCTGAGTGTTATGATCTAAAGTCGCAATTTGATGACCATGTAGATAAACAGAGGAACAATTTGTACTTTCATTGTATACAACCTGGGTATTAGATTTAGACCAGTTTGCTTTATTTGAAAGAGCGAAATTCATTTGCTTTTCTATTAGTCTCATAATGAAATTAGGGGTGATAAGTAACATTTTTTGTGGGTATCTCTCCCACCCCTTTAATATACTCCATGATGGGTGATCATGGGGAATTATAGACAATTTCGTTACAGTATGAAATAATTACACATAAGCACTCAAATACGTTCAGAGTTCTTTATAAGAATGCAGGGGCAATCCTATGAGAGATTCTGTATAAAACGTTGGAGAATCTTTCCCCCTTTGTTTACATCTTTCTCGAACTTTGTGTCCATAACTAATGCTAACTCTATGAAAAGTTGTGCATAACATTCTGGAACTCTGATGTGTTTTGTGTTACCTGAGTTCGGAAACTTCTTCTTAAATGGCATTAGTTTTCTGTGCCTATTTGCCTCCTTATGTGTTATTATACCACGAGCACTGATTATACACAACCCCTTGACATTTTCAGAGTTTTATGATAGAGTGCTCGCCAAGATCACTAAAGAAAGTAACATTTAATATAAGGATTCAGAGACCCTTAGTTATAACAATTCCACACCT